AATCCCTTAAGGGATTCCGTCCAGTGCTTAAGTGCGCACACCCCCTTGGCTTTTACCGCCAGGGGGCCCTTCCATATTTCTCCAGGATTGAAATGGTGATTTTAGACCCATACAAAGTAGGTGACCTGACTTCAAAATCGGGTACCTCTTTGAGTGTCAATGCTCCTTTTCAGTACCGCGGTACTTCTAGCGGCGCTGTTCAAAATGGAGTGTTGAAAATTACAGGCAACTCATTCAACCTTGGGACTATGTCCCATCGTCGTTTGGAGTCTGGGCGTTGGTCAGGGGGAGGTCCGTTCCGCTTAACAAAGCAGACGGACATGCATTCCCCTTGTGCCTACCGCACGAACTTTGGCTCGGGAAACTTTCGTTTCTTAGGCCAAGTCTACCTGGGGTCTATTGGGAGTTCTACGCCTGCTCCGCCCGATCTGCTTTCAGATCATGATGCAGATGTTTTCGGGACGGATTCTTTAGGCAAAGTTACTCCTAACAATCCAGCGTTTGATGGCGCAACCTTTCTAGGGGAGACTCTTCAAGACATCCCCGCACTAGTAGGTTCTTCCATTTATCGGGATAGGGCTCTAGCCTGCAGAAATGCAGGGGACGAGTACCTGAATGTTGAATTCGGGTGGCTCCCTATGATTTCCGATTTTCGGAAGTTTGGCCATGCCGTGATAAATTCTGAGAAGATTCTATCTCAGTATATCAAGGGCTCGGATACTTCTATCCACAGACGCTTAGCGGTTCCCGGCGCGCCGTCAATTATCACTGGTAGTGGCGAATCTTATGCCATTGTACCTAGTGAGGCGGCGCTTGGGAACACGACAAATACCACCTACACCCATCAAACCTCAGAAGATAAGTGGTTTGAGGGGTCCTTTAGATATCACTTGCCCGCCGGTGACACGACGGTTGGCAACATCCGAAGGTTCTCCTCTCTAGCTCAAAAGCTAGTTGGGTGGAAGGTGACTCCAGAAGTTCTCTGGAATGTCTCGCCATGGAGTTGGGCTGCTGATTGGTTCGGCAATGTCGGTTCGGTTATGACTAACGTCTCCGACTTGGGATCAGATGGCCTGGTGATGGAATACGGATATGTGATGTGTCACAGATTAAATGACACGTATCTCACTGCCGTAGATAGTGATGCCTCTGGCAAAACTATCGCAGTTCAACGCAATATTAAACGTGAGTCTAAGATGCGAAGAGCTGCAACACCATATGGATTCGGATTCGATTTGCACGGCCTTTCGGCCAAACAGACCGCAATCCTCGTCGCTTTGGGCTTGTCCCGAACGTGACAGATAGGGCAACAACTGGGTTACCATTCTGGTAGCTCGGTCCATCTGCGCAGAATTTCTCTGCGTAACATCCTGAAAGAGCAATGCCGTGGCCTTTGCAGACCCTCAGTCAGTCACAATCAACGCTGTAGCTCAGACGCTTCCGCGTGTGAGCTCCGACCATTCGGCCGGGACTTTCCGGAAGGACGACGGAAACGTCGTTCTGTCGGTCAGCCACCAGCAGGGTAAGCGACTTAGGTCGCTTATCCGCGTTGATTTCTCGAAGATCGCTGCTGATCCCCTCATTTCGTCAACGAACATCAAGTACTCGATGTCCGTGTCGATGGTCGTGGATCGCCCTATCACCGGATTTACGGTGGTGGAGCAGAAGCAGATCGTGGACGCCTTGACGGCGTACCTCACCGCATCTTCGGGAGCCCGTGCAACCCAGCTTTTGGGGTTGGAAAACTAGGCGGGTGGAAACATCTCCGTCCTAGAATTCGTAGAGTGGAGCCGGCGGAAGAAGGACATTACGTCCTTTTTCCGCTGGCTTCGTTTTGTATACTCTACCACATAACCTGGCATGTCTGCACAACACGGCTAAGGATGCATTACCTCTGTTAGGAGGAGCGCATGAAAAGCCTAATGTTGTTCTGGAAGGAGGTCCTCGAAGAACTGGGGACCTGGTGTGACACTAGCACCACTCGCGACTTTAAAACAGCTGCGAGTCGATTCGAACATGAGGGGTGGTCCTTTTTCGGGATTACCCTACCTTCCTTTGCTGCGGACCTCGAAAAAGGTCTTGAGCTCGGGTCGGTCGATCACGACCTCTTTAAGAGTTTCTCTTTTAGAGGCGGTCTCCCTCGATTTCTCGGAGGTTTCCTTGATCGTGTGTTCGATCGTGGTACTGGTCGATTGCTCGATGAACCAGACGTGGATTCCATCTATGCCATCCGACAGCTTACGCTGATGTTTGGCAAGATCCTGATTGATTGCTCGTTAGAGCGTCAGTTGGGCGCCATATCAAAATTCATCGAGTGTGAGAGGGAAGTACGTGAAGCAGAACAAAGTACATCGGCATCGGCTTACGCCGAGTTCGCCGATATGTCTGCGACGCTTTGGTCGAACGTATTGGCTAAGTTGGACGAAGATGTCTGGCAAAGCCAAGAAAAACAAACGATCGTCCCAAAGCACGGTCCGGGCTCTACCGCTGAACGGATTCTGGGAAACCAGAAATATGTTCAAGTGGAATGGCCAACTCGTCTGGAAGCGTTATTCCCTTATCTGGGAAATGCGACTCCCAACGAAAGGTATTCGTACCTTTTGGATCGTGTTACTTTCCTCGAACCTGGTGACGAACGGCCTGTTAGGGTCGTTCTTGTACCTAAAACGCTAAAAACACCTCGAGTCATCGCCATCGAACCTGTTGCAATGATGTATCTGCAGCAGGGCGTTGCCGAGAAACTCGTTGAATACCTCGAGACGGATTCTTTCGTCAAGGGTATGATCGGCTTTACCTCACAAGAGCCTAACCAGCTCCTGGCTAAAGAGGGATCCCTTACGGGAGAACTCGCGACACTAGATCTTAGTGAAGCGTCCGATCGTGTTTCTAATCAACTTGTACGCGTGATGACGCACCGATTTCCTTGGGTTTCCGAGGCATTGGATGCTACTCGTTCACGTAG